ATAATCTGCAGCATCTCCACGGGCGACATCTGCGGAGATAACATAACTCTTTTCTAGAACGGGCTGTTCCCAAACCCAAATGTTTCTATCAAATCCAGTCTTCTCCAATGGCGGACGAATCATAGAACGAAGATCTTCTAAATCTTCTGATTGTAGGAATGTGTCACCTGACGTGATGAAGTCGCACAGATACTCCTGGCTTACTTTTCTCTTTGGAAGATTACGAGTCTCTTTAATAAACCAGGCTTCATCATGCTCAGGATGGACAGTCCACGGTAACCTTATCGGATTAAATTCGTTTGTTCCTGCTTCTGCTTCCACCCATAACCGATAATACAGACCACCAACACCATTAGGCGATGAAATAAGAATTGCATTACCACCTGTTGTCAACGTAGGATACAAACCTGTCCAGATCGTATCAAAGTCTCTAATGAATGCACACTCGTCAACGATCAACAACGAAAGCGATTCAGAACGACCAGCATCTTCAGAAGTAGGAACTGCTTTGACTTGGGAACCATTACTAAAAGATATTTGTTGTTTTGAAGGTTCAAACTTCGGCATCAACAACCAAGTTGGAAGCGATTGTAGCATGACATGAACTTTTTTGATGAAGTTCTGTGCAGTAGCTAGTTTCGTTGCGATGACGAGGACGTTCTTGTCTTTATAGAATATCGCTAACCAAGTTGCATATGCAGCTGAAATCGTAGATAAACCAAGCTGACGAGATTTTAGAACGATATTAAAACGATTGTTTTGAAAATCATCTAAGCAATCTTCCTGAAAATCATAAAGATCAAAAGGAATTGTTCCCTTCAACGGATGTTGGATCTTGGCATATTTTCTGATAAAATACGCTGGGTCTTTACCACAACGTATTATCTCATTAACTTGTTGCTGTTTTGTCAGCAGTTTTTCTTGCATCCGTTCAACCTATCTCAAACATGACTTGCTTACGATAAAGCGCAGTTCTCTTAGGGTTATGCACTCCAAATCCCACTATTTCGACGGAATCTCCAGAACTAACTTCTTTCGTTTTCAATGCTTTTGAAGTTAAATCCTTATAAGACTTTTTGACTGCGTCGAGCACTGATTTAATGTTACCAAGAGACAATTCTTCTTCTCGAATTTTAACTTGCAGCATTTGTCTTTCTGAAGCAAAATTAACAACAGTTTGATAAGTGACTGAAAGCATGTCTGGACCAACCATCTTCATCTTAACAGAGAATGAATTAACTATTGGAGACGATGATCTTCCCCACGTAGTATCAATAGCTTGGCCTAAAGCGTTGTAATCTAATTCTGGCATATCGGACAATAATCCTTCAGTATCTAAATATTGTGATAAATCAAAACAGCATATTTACTGTAATCTTTTTTCTTCCACCTAACTTTTCTTGAACCTGTTCTTTTGTTGGACGCCATCCTTCTTTCCAAGATGGGAATCTTGGTCTAGCCCAAAAAGTCTCACAGCTTTCGCAACATTCAAACTCCCGATATGATTTTTCATCATCAACGGTTCTCATCAAATAATCGCAAACTGGACATGAAAGAGGAACTATCCGTCTCTCTTCAACAGGCTTAATCACATAGAAACCTTCACATTCTTTTATCAATCTATCATTCAAGTACGGTTTCCATTCGTTCATACAAGCACCATCTTTGAATCCTTTTCATTCTTTGTGATCTCTAGAATGTGATCAGCTACGTCTTTAATTCCATCAACATGAGTAATGACCAAAATTAATCTAAAAAACTTCTTAAGGCTTGTCAATAGTCTATTGCAAGATTCTACCCCAGCATCATCTAGTGTTCCAAATCCTTCATCGATGATAAACATATCTGATTTTGACATTGAAGAAACATTGACTAATGCAACTCTTAATGCAATAGAAGCAATGGTCTTCTCCATCCCAGAACACAGCTCAATGATTCTCCTAGAATCTCCATAATTTATGTAAATCTCAGACGCATCTGATTCGTCATCATTTTCCATTTCAACAGAGAAATCAACAATTCCGTGTAAAATCTTGGATATCTCTGCATTGATCACAGGAAGCTGTGAACGAGTGATGATCAATGGAATTCCTTTCTTTGAAAAAGCTCCTGAGATGATCTCGTATGTCTTCATCGTCCTGAGTAGCTTGTCCCTTGATTCTTTCTCTGCATCGAGTTTCTCAAGCTCAGACATCAATCGACCTCTTTGCGTAGCCAACATCATCCTTGCCTCATCCCACTCTTTGATTGACCTAGACAATGTTTCTATTTTTGATCTAAGAGAAACAACCTCTGAATTTTCATCATTTTTTAATGCCTCTTGTAGGTCAATTAGCTTAATCTCAGCATCCTTTAGATTCGCAGTCAATGTTTCACAATTTGAACGAATCTTCTCGATCTCTGTCTCTTTGCGAGATATTTCAAGATTCAATTTTGAAGACAACGTCGTTGCCTTCTCTAACTTGGAGATCTTTGAAACCAAAGACTCCTTCTCAAGTTTGCTCAATGCATCGTTAAGATCATTTAACTTCTTAAGAGTTGCCGCTGCCTTCTCGTTCTGCGCAACAATCTTGTCCTTATTTTGATGAGCATCCTTAATGAACTTACACGTAGGATAGTCATCTCCACAAGGAACTTCATCTAGAATTTTTAGCGACTTTTGTTGAGTCTTTAACAACGTTGACTCTTTGTCGTGAAGATGTTGCAATTCAAGAATTGACTTCTCTAATGAATCAATCGCAGATAACTTCTTCTTCAAGCCCTCGATGTCATCAGAAGCTTCAACTTCCTCAACAATCTTTAATTTGTCTTTTAAAACAATGATCTCATCTTTAATGGTGTCAATCTTCGAACATGAATCATTACAAATTGTCTTTAGGTTCTTAACTTTTTGCTCGTGAAGTTGAACATCAATTACAGTAACAGGCTTATGACCTTTATGAGATGCAAGCTCTGTTCTCAACCCAGAGACTTCATTTTGAGCATCCTGAGAAGACGCTATCAATTCATCGATCTTTTCAGATAAATCTAGAATTGTCTTACCATGATTCAACTGAAGTTCATCCCAATTTCTATCTGGGAAGTTTTTCAGTTGCGCCTTAAATCCATTGAGATCCTTTGAAGACATGTCATACATCTTGTCGAAGATGTCTAGGCCCAAGAATCTGGACAGCGTTGCCCTTCTTCTAGTTGATCCTTGGTAAATGAATGCATTGATGTCGCCTTGTGCAGAGAGTGCTGTCAAAGAAAAATCTTCACTAGTACCAATGAGATTTCTTATTGCTTTCTCTGTTCCAGTACGAAGATCATCACATAGATCATCTAATTCTCCATCATCTCTCATCCTATAGAAATTAAGAGATGTTGATGCATTTGTGACACCTTTCTTGTTGATTGTCTTCGTTGTCTGTCTCTCTGTGATATAAATCTTGCTGTTGTGATCAAAGATTGCCCGGGCATAACAGTAAGGCTTCCTGATGTTACATATGTGTAGATTCTTTAATGACCCTCTATCGGTAGTGTTGAACAACGAATACATCATTGTTCCAACAATTGAAGATTTTCCAGTTCGGTTTGGACCAAAGATTCCAACGATTCCATTCAACTTGGTGAAGTCAATCTCGTTCTCTTCACCGTATGCAAAGGTATTGTCCCACTTCAAGTGCCTCAAAGACCACTTAGAACCCTTGACATAATCATCAGTTGATGCAACGGCAGACATATACTTTTTGATCTGACTGGACATCGAATCCCAATCAACATCTGTGTTGCCATTCTCTTTACAATATGTCTGGATCAGACCCACGATGACATCAGGAGATGTTAGGTCAGATTTTGCTATCGTTGTTGATCCAGTCTTGATTGTCTCATTAGATGCGCGATACTCTGATTTGAAGGTAACCTCTGTTGCTGCATAGGTCGTCTTTAAGGTCTCGTTCAAAAAGCTTACATCGTCCTGGCTCAATTCCATCTGGGACTTGATCCTGAACCTAGATTGCTTAGGGTACTTAGTGACTTCTTTTAGAAAGTCCTTTTGTGAACCGCCCCACTGGATCGTCACATACGGTTTTGAATTTGGTAGCTTCTTGAACTTGACATCCCAATCATTCTCATCATTGATATCCCACAAAAAGTAACCGTGATCCAACTCCTCGGCATAATTTTGTTGTATTGGGGTTCCTGGAAAACCTATCCACGGCTTCTTTTCGCCGCCAGATGTTTCTCTATATCCGAGATATTGCGTCTGGTGAATGTCACCGAGAAACACATAAGGATAATCCTTAAAAAATTCAACCTTCAATTGTGCTTCGTCAAGTTCCCATCCAGATTCAGTGACTGCACCGTGAACAGGACCATGATAACATGCAATGTTGATCTTACCAGGTTCTGGTTGGACATTCTTCCACCCCTCTTCATCAAAGAGTGAATAAACGCACCAATTGAATCCAGGTTGAAACTCATAAACGCCGCTCTTCTTATAGAGATGAACCTTGGGGTTATTTAATGCTGATACGATAGGAGACACGGCGTCTTGTCTGGACAGATTTACCAGATTACCGTCGTGATTTCCTAATGTAAGATGGACTTGTGCCACTTCGGCCATTGATTCCAACCACCAAGTAAGAAAATCAATGTACTCCGGAGAAATTCCTGTTGTCTTCGTGTGAAAGATATCACCACCGACAAAGATGTGGTCTACCTTGTTCTTCTTACAATCTTTGATAAATGCCGTGAAAACTTCACGATACTCATCATGCCGCGAAAGAGAGCGAATGTGGACGTCGGCCGTGTGTGCAATTCGAACCATTGATCAATTAATGTACCACATTAACCACTAGTGTTCAATAAGCCATTAAAATTTAAAGCTAGACGAGACAAACTTATCCAACTTTGTCAAGAACCGATCTTCCCAAAATAGAGGCTTAGCTTCAGACAAAGCTTTTTCAAACTCAGCCTTGGACATACTTCCAGGATCTCCCCAAGGCCTGACATCAACAACCACCACATCGATGTTGTATTCCTGTAACTTTTTGACTATCTTTGGGGTCTTCTTCTGCCACATATCACCGTCCAGAGCCAGAGCAACAGGCGTTCCATGAAGAAGAATTTTATTGAATACCTCATGCCGCTCGTCCAGGTCAGATCCCAACAATGCAGTCGAATTCTCTGGACATTTGACGAGATCAAACGGACCCTCACACAGGACCAGCCTCTTGTTCCAATCAAGGTTGATCTCATTGAAGACTATAGGATTCTTGTCAACATCAGGATTGTCATACTTAGGCTTCTTGTCTTTGTCCACCGCTCGAGCAGCAAAGTAGTTCAATTCTCCGTTGCAATCAAAGGACGGCATGATGACCCTCCTCTTCCACCTCTGTTCATCAGAGACTCCAAACTTAAAGTACCATGCATCGCGGTCTGTCAATCCCCTAGAATAGATGTACCTCCATGCAGCCTTGACATCAGGGTCCATCTCGTTTGCCAGGGTCAACAACCGGAAATCCTTAGGTAACTCTATCTTCTGGACCTTATCGACCTCAGCGGTCACTAGATCCGACCTACCACCTTGTCCAGTTAATTCCCGATATGCATTGAGGTGTTCCTGTGTTCCATATTTCCGCAATAAAGGAGCAAGGCTTCTGGCCTTCCATCCACATACCCAACAGTGGCACGCATCATCTGTTGTACGGATAGCCAACTTCTTCTTGGTTGGATCTGTTGGGGCGCAGATAGGACACCTGACATCGAAGTTGAGACCGTTGCCAGAGATTCGACCTCGACCAAAGATCGACTCATAAAACTTCAGCTTATCCGTGAGAGAATGGACCACGGTATCACTGTAACCTATAGGTCAGTAATTTTTCAACTAACCTTGAATGCTAGCCGCCCGGGCAATCACATAGGAATCACACATGTCGCGAGAAGCATCAATGGGCATACCATTCTTTTTTAGGGGCCACTGGATGTGTTTGAGATCATGCTCTGCCATGTACTTGAAGACC